CTTTGATTCCCGCAGAAAACATAGTAAACAAGTAGCATCCGCTATGTTCAATTAATTTTTCTAAGCAGTCATCAACAAGTTTAAAATGTGCTGGATTTGTTGCATCACCGCCCACTATACCTACATACATATTATTCTCCTTTAATCATAATGACCTTATCAAAATGTTCAATATAAGTATTAGGTAATTTAAATCTATTTTTCATAGCATACATTGTTTTATCTGGTACTCTTGTAATACCAACTCTTTGAGCATTTCTTTTCAGACAAGTCTCAAAAGGAGTATCCATAATTATTACAATAGTCTTAAATCCTTTTGCAGATAAATTACTTAATAATTTCTTTCTACTGTTAATAGTTAAATGAGTTGCATCTGCAATAACAGTTTTCCCATTTAATAAATACATATCTATTCTATTGCAAAACTCTTTATACACATCTGCTTCATGGTCAAAATAATGGTCTTGATCGGTTACACTTTCATATCTAACTTCATCTCTTGATACATACTCCCAATCAGGATGTATTTTAAGTAAGTTCTTAGCGTAGGTTGACTTACCACAACCCGGAATCCCGCACATTATAATTAGTTCACTCATTATAGTATTTCCTTCCATCCTAATATAGCTGAACGATAAAACATCTCTTCATCCCCTTTTAAACATTTTCCTCTTATAACTTCTCCATTATGAAGAGTTAAAGTTCCTTGATAAATACAATGAAACATCATGTACTCGCCGTATAAATAAACAGGGGTATCAAGAGGACATTTTCTCATATCAGTTTCAAATCCTAATAGGTTTTTCATGTTTCATCAACTTCTTTCTCTAATTCATTCATTCTTTTTCTAAATTGACCAAATTCAAGTTTTCTAGTACCATCTTCATTAAAATTATTATTTTCATATTCCCAATAAAAATCTTCTAATGTATAACCAGTACCAAAACCTCGCACTTCTACCATGTTTGTTTCTCTTTTGCAATATATACAATACATCTTTTTCAAGTGTCCACATTCCCGCTCCTGACCTTGTTTTCTTTGAACGGGAATATTCTTTTTCCCACACTGTGTACAATACATATCGCTTAATGTCATTTTGCCCAATTAAATATCA